CTAAACTTATCTTCTCGCTTCGTGTTGAACTGACGATTCAATGCATCTTTAATGTCTGTAGCTACTTGCTCAATATTCTCTTGGCTCATAGCAGACTTACCACTTGTGGCATTTTCAAGATACTGATGAATCATCATTTCAGCAGGATGGTTCACTATACTACCTCTTCATCTACTTCAACATCAATGAAATCATCAACGATGTCTTTATCTTCTTTACTTACAGGTGCTTTAGCTTTCATTTCCCATTCATTAAATATATAACTATTGTAGTTATCTATCCATGCCATGAAGTTGATGAAAGTATTTTGGTCTTCATCTGTTACTTGAATAGTTTTCTGTAAGTCAAGGGAATAATTAGGTAGATAAAAAGATGAACCACTAGGTATCTTTCTTTCTTCACTAGTTAGTGTAATGTAATGCTGAACAGGAAGTCTTTTTGTCTGACTGAGCTTACTAAAAGGTTCTCCCATTGTCTTGAAAGCATCACGATTATCAATCTCCCATATGAAAGGTGTATTGTCTTCTAGTGAAACTTTATTACCTTGTTCATCTTTAGCATTAGGCATATCAATAGTACCCAATATTACTCTAACTCTCTTAATCTGCTTAATTACTTCTTGAGTAGCAACAGGCAATGCCTTAAAGTCTTTAATATACCCTGATGGCTTACCACAATTGAAGCTACCTTGATTATCTTTTAAGTCATTATTAAGATTGTCTGCCATAAGTGTCTTATGATATACACCCATAGGCTCTCCCTTTTTAGCAGACATGTTTTTAACAAACCTCTTGTACATAAACCTTTGTACAAATGGTCTTATCTGAACAGTAGGTGCATAGACAACAGGTAGGTCAGGTCTTTCTAACTTGTATGAACCTGCCTTCACAACGACTGTCTCTACTGTTTCATCTCCAATCTTCTTCATGCCCATAATATTATTATGATGCAATCTCATTCTTGGAAGAGGATTAGCTTTACTTGTATCAGATGAGCCTGTATCCCCTGCGATACCCATAGCCTTTGCCATTTGTGCATAGTTATTGGTATCAATTGAAGTTATATCATTTACCATTTTATTCCTTTCTATTAAAGTTTATAAGTTATATCACATAACATCTTTAGTGTCAAGCCAATTATTACCTATTTTTGCTTCTAGTAATAATGGAACATTGAACTCTAATGCAAATGCACTATTGATTAGTGCTATCATATTGTCATTAACAATTTTTATAATATCAATTACCTGTTGCACTTCGTTTGGATGTATATCAATAACAATTGAATCATGTACACTATTAACTATACAAGACTGAAGATTATTTAATTGTTGCTCTATGTTGACTAGTATAAGAGGTACTATGTCAGCAGTAGCAAATGATTGTACAGGATAATTTTTTATCTGAGTAAAGTGAGATACTTTACCATAAGAGTTTCTTCTAACATCAGGGAATGAGAACTGCCTACCTGATGGTGTAGTTATCTTTCTAGTGCTTATAGCTTCTTTAGCCAATTTGGAATGCCATAGTGCGATTCCTTCGTACTTCTTTGTGAAGTGTTCATAATATGTAGCTTGAGCATTCGTTCTCCCAAATCCTGTTGCTCCGTAGAGTGGTGCAAAGGTATGTGCTTTCGCTTCTTGACGAGAAGTTTTCTCCCCTGCATTAGTAATAACACTAGCAGTATAACTATGCACATCAAATCCATCTTCAATCTCCTTCATTGCAGTTTTATCTTGTGATAGGAAAGCAGAAACTCTAAACTCTAACTGTGCAAAGTCAGCTTCAAGTATCTGTCCACCTTCCCATCTAGACACAAACACCTTCTTCACAGGAAACGTACCACCTCTAGGCATGTTCTGCATGTTAGGGTCTGCACCACTAAATCTACCTGTTGCAGTTCTGTGTTGTAGTAATCTTACATGTAGCTTGCCATCAGGTTTAGTGTGTGTAGTAATGCCTTCAACAAAAGATGACAGATAAGTATCTAATGCTGATAGTCTTTGTAAGTCAGTAAGGAATGTTAAGGCTTCTTGTAAGTCATTCTTCCTAGCAATATCTTGTAGTATAGCTAGATTAGTTTTATTAACTGTAAATCCATTAGCACTTACCCATTTAGCAGTAGGTGCAGTAAACTTTAATCCTGCTATAGATTGACTAGGCATAAATAAGTAGCCAACAGAATCACAGTTATCACATTTTGTAGGTCTAGCATAAGGTGTTCCATCTTTCTTAACCTTTCTGTAATGCCCTGTGCCTTGACAGTCTGTACATTGCTTTGCTTCTGTCTTGTACACAATATCTGATTTATCTTTAACATTCTTTTTGTATTCTTTTACATCCATATATGGTGAGAATGTATTTGCCCATTCAAGTTTGTCTTTAGGTCTCCTACTATATATAACCCAAGACATCTGTTCAGGACTATTTAAGTTTATGCGAGTATCTCCCATTAATTGTTTTACTTGTGTGTTTAATCTTTTCTCTATATTAGCTTTCTCTTTCTCAAACTCATCCCTAACTTCATTTAACTTGTTCATATCAACAGTAAAACCATTTTGATATATCTTGGCTAATGTAACTGAGACACGATTAGTAAGAGATACTGTGTTCATTAAGCCACCATACTCTTCTGTGTTTAGTTTCTTGTATAACGTATCAGCTAGTTCTTGTGTAGCCTTTAAGTCAGCAGATAAATAGTCAGATAACTCTTGCTTAGGTATCTCATCAATAGGTGTTTTATTCTTGAAGTATTCTTTCATAGTGTCTTGCTTCTTAGTCTCTAAGTCATACCTGTTAGCACATGCTTCAAGAGATAATGGTTGTTTATTACCTCTCTGTAGCACATACTCAACAAGCATAGTGTCAAAGACAGGACCATCATACTTCAGACCACACTCCCATAGCCATAATAAATCATGTACAATGTTATGACCTATAAGTATTGTAGCTTGGTTTAATAATTCTTGAACACCATCAAAGTTATCTCTGAATAAATACTCCTCTCCTTTGTCTGTAAGACAGCCAACCATAACCAATCTGTTATCAGATTCAAATGGGTCAAGATGTAGTTTACCATCTCTATGTGTAACTGTATTCTCTACATCAAGTGTTAATTTCATTGTCAAATAACCCTTCGTTTCTTTGTTTTTCCGTGTGTTCTGCATGACAATTAGCACAGAGAACTCTACATTTTCGCATTTCATCTTTTATTGCTTTCATGCTGTAACCACGCATGGCACTAATATTTTTTTTCTTAATGTTTATATCCTTATGGTCAAATTGTAAAGCATCACTACTTTTTTTGTACCCACATAAACAACAACCTAAATATAATTTAACTCTTTTTGTAAAAGCCCTAATCCTTTTAATATGTTCTTTCTTTCTATCAGATTTACGAAGTTTAAAATTAGACATAGTTTTTGGCGAATACCATAGTTCTGATATTTTACCATCTCTTATGTAGTAATACTGAAATGTATATCCATCTTCTCTTTTTTCACCTGTTTTGTCAGGTAAATTTAATTTTTTCACCTCTTCTTTTTTAAGGTACTTCATCTAATCTTTCCTTGTGCTTAGTTAAATATATAACAGCTTTCTTTAATCTTGTCAAGCTATCTGAGAATCCACCTAACCCAACATTGCAATGATGACATAACCATCCTCTAAATGAAAGTGAATCATGGCAATGGTCTAGTACCCAATTCTGTAATCTAGGTTGACCATACTTACCTATTTCTTTTATATCCCTTTCACATATAGGACAGCAATAATTCTCATCAGGATATGGGTTAGTCTTCCTTAGTTGTTTAACTAGATTGGATTGATTCCTCATGCAAGTTCTGCAAGTTCTCTTTATCTCTGTTTGCTTATTATCCTCGCCTGAACTAGCATACTTCATAGCATTGAATTGGTCTATTGGTTGTTCTATATCACACTTGATACAGACCAAACTATCTCCATGCTCAATCACAGTCTTTTCATATCCAAACAAATCTTTCTGCATTACTGATACCTAGCAGTTAAATAATCCAATTCACAATGTTCAACACCATGCCATCCTGATAATTTATTCTTGACAATATTTAAATGTCTAGCAGGACTTTCTTCTTCTCCTTTGTCAGGATTTTTAACTGTATCTTTGGCTATTAGAATCATTAAATCAGCTTCTGCAGCCTTACCTGTTCTACTGCCTTCCATCATAGCTTGATTCAAGTAAACCTTACCTTCAGCTTCAGCAGACAGTTGAGACATATAAAAGATTGCACACTCATGTTGTTTAGCTATTTGTCTAGCATGTATAGCATTAGCTTTAAGTGCTTCATCTGTTCTCGCAAAGCCACCTGTCCTAGCAAACTTATCTCCCATGTCTAGTACAACTACATCAGGCTTGTATGCTTTACAGATACTCTCTACCCATGCCATGTCACGATTAGATGCATCTTTAATATGTATATTCTTCTTGACAGGCTCATACAATTCTCTTGCTTTACTTGGGTCTTTCCTTATCTGATGCATTGTCATACCTGTAGCTGATGTTAAGTATCTAGCACCAACTCTGTGAGCAGATTCCTCGTTACAAAGTATGATACACTTAGCACCTTGATGAGCAAAGCCACTAGGACTAGCAATTAAACTAGCATGAAAAGATGTTTTACCTGTATTAGGTCTAGCACCTACTTCAATCAAATGTCCTGCATTGACACCCTCAACCTTTCTAGTCAGACAAGGTATATTGAATGTCCATCTAGCTTCTAGGTCATTTCTTTCTAGCAATGTCTCAATCCTTATATCA